TAGATACTCGGTGCCTGCGGTCGTGGTTGCGTAAAGGGCCCAGGTATCAGGCAAATTTGCGTAACCTGTTTTTTTGTAGATTTTTACTGCGGTGTCGCTCAATACAGCTAGTTTTGAGCCGCTTGCCACCGTGATTTGTTTTTCGCCATTCGGAAAAATGATACTCATGATTTAACCTCGTTTCGTTTTTAGGTTGAGATTTACATCAGAAATTCAGCGTTAATTCTCTTCTAGGCTGAGGTAGAATCGGTATTTACACCTGATTAAATAATAAAATCCCACTCATTTCCGGTTGTTTATTTACAACACCAAACTTAACATCGGCGCGGTATTTTGTCTTCATAGTGTTAATGTCGTATTGTTTTTGAAGAACCAATTCGATGCCGTTATCAGTGGTGGCACGCATGATACTAGCGCCAGCATCGCTAGGCATTGCATAACGACCAGGGATGATTTCAAGAGCATCGCGATGCCAGAAAACATTAACAGGAGCCGCGACCTTGTTAAGGAAAACAATTGCGCTGTTAGCGGCCTTGGTTCCAATTGTGCAGTTTTGGTAGGCCGCGCTTGCATCACTAGCGACCTGATTGGAAATAATCGGAGGGCAGATAGTCATCGTTGTGCCGGAATCAACCGAGATCACGCGGAAGGTTTTTAACTGCCCAGTTGATTGCTTGGTGATGTGGTGGACGGCATTAAGCGTCGCAATTGTGAACGCATCGCCTGCAACTACACTAGCCGTGGAGCTTATCGTCACAGTCTGGAAACGGTTATCGACGTTGGAAACCTCGCCAGTAGTCGCGGCGCGGGTTGAGACGGGGGTGTAATCGTTCGCGCCGTCAACCGTTGAAATAGTGAGGCCAGCGCCGCCAGCAGCCGCGGCAAGGCGCACGCCGTAATCAAGCTTATAAGTGTCAAACCCACTCACAGGCCCAACAAAACCGCGCTCATAGGCTTTTTCCGATTTTTCGTTTCCGAAAGATCGGGTAGCCACGGCCAAATTCCCGGCCATGCCGTTATAGTCTCTGCTGTTAAGAGCACAATATCTATCGCTATTCATCACGCCTTGCTCATTCATAATCGAGTCACAGAGCGCGATATCGTTGTAAGTTCCAGCAGCGGTAGTCACAGGAACCACTAGACTTCCCTGATACGCGGCCACGTTCATGATGGCGACATTGATATCAGAGGCGAGGCGTTGACGAGCAGCAGCCCCCAAGCGATCCTCCTGGAGCGCGTCGCGGAGTTCTTCAGCCGTCATAATCCAAGGAACCGACTTATTAAAGCCAATGGTGGCGGGGACACTGAGCTGGACAGCATCACCAAAATTCGCGGTCTGGTCGGTTCCGTCGTAGGAGGTAGCGATGTAGGGCTGTGGACGCCAAATGATGTCATTCGACCTCTCCATAGTGCGCTGATCGGTATGATACTTAGCCACGTTTCGGCTCAATACCAGTTCGTCCTGGAATCCTTCCAACATGGCTTCAAAAGCCACTTTTTCCTCTTTGCTGAATTGATTACGCATAGAATCACCTCTTTATTTTCGTTTTTGGTTTTTGTAGGCAATCACTTTGCTGTAATCGCCTGTTTTGTCGGCCTCTGCCCGGAGTCTTTCAAGGGCAGAATCTACGGAGCCACTTACTTTGCCCGTTCCTGATACTGGTTTTTCCGGCTGTGTTGAAGGTTTGCGAGTAGTCACTTTCAAGTCCTTTTCCAATTTTGCGACAGCAAAAGCGAATTTAAGCGGGTCGGTGATTGCGGCCAATTCCCTGGCTTTCTTCGGGTTTTTCCCGAGCGCGTAAACCAGCAATTCAGGCTTTTCTGAACCGTGCAAAATGATCCCTTGTTGTTGCGTTGAAAGGTGTTCCTCAACAAACGCCTCGGCCTCTTCAAAGTCTCTCACTTTCAATGAGCCCTTGGCCTTCCTGTAACCTTCCAGCCGTTCATTCCAGGCGTTTTCTTGCTCTTTTTCCGCGTGTTTGGCTTTTTGAGCTTCCATATCGAAAGCGCGTTTTTTCTCAAACCAGTCAGAGAGAGCCTCTTCGTATTTTTCTGCGTCGTAATCGAGTTCTTCAAGTGTTGGCTTTTTCGCCAGCGGTTCGGCCTTTTCAGACACTTTCTCGCCAGTGGTGAGCTTTGCTTTTAATTCTCGATTTTCCCGCTGTAATTCTCGGTGAGATTTTCGGAGATCCTTGACCCATTTTGGCGCGGGTGGATTGACCTCTTCTTTTTCTTCCGTTTGTTCTTCGCCGATAGAGACGATTAAATCATCGTCATCCTCTTCTGTTTCTTGGTCTTCCGAGCTATCGCCTTGGTCTTTTTCTGGCGTCTCGCCAGCGTCAACTTCAGGGTTTAATTTTTCGGAAGCCTCGAAACCATCAAGGTTTTCACAATCGACTGTCACATCTATTACCATGCTGCATTCCTCTCGCCAATCTCGGTTGGTCGGATACCGCGTAGAATCTCATTTTGAGCCGATTCTACGGATGTTTTAACGACATTTTGTTGTGTTTCGGTAGTTTTTGCAAGCGTTTCAGCGGTTTTTGCCCTAGAAAGTTCCGCGTCTGCAATTGTTTTAATTGTTGAGGCCCTGGCCCTGGCAGCGTTGGCTACAGCCTCTTCTGAGGCGGCCTTCAAATAGATTGAGTTTGGGTCCTCTTGTTGGTTTTGCATCTCGACCATGAGTGCTTCCGTTTCCGCTTTTGTCGGCTGGACAACGCCCATCTTAATGAGTCGTTTTCGGAAGAAATCACGAACATCAGAAATCCCTTCGCCTTCCAGATTCATCAAGGTCATGGAACTCAAAACCGCCATCGTCTCAGGATCTTGAGTAACTGCCATCATTCCGGTCAAGGCCCTGACAGTAGCAGCCTTTTTTGAGCTACTGGACGGTCCGATATCTACCGCCACGTTAAATGAGGCTTGGCTCAAATCGTTTTTGTATTCCGTTTCCCCTGACTCATTGCCCATCGGAATCGACAGCTCTACAGAGTCGGTTTTTCCGTCCGGAGAAACAAACTTCATTTTTCGGCCCTCTTCGACGTAGAGTTCCCTGGCCATAGATAGCCAAATTTCACCGGATCGCTGCATACCCTTACCAAAATTACTCATATAGATAAATGTCTGCATGTCTAGCTTATTTTGAATCATTTCAACGGCTTTACCGCTGATATTCGAGACTATTTTCTCGCCTTGCCTAGGATCGCCTAGAATCTCGGCCATATCCGTTTCCGTTAGCTGTAGCAGCGCGGCCATTGCGGGGGGGATTGCAGGGCTTTTTGTATAGGCAATTGGACCACTTAAAACTTCCCCACCATCAGGACCAATGATTGGATTGACTAGCAAATAGGGATAGTCTTTTATGTTGTCATCTGCCCACATCATTTGATGCCCTGCGACCTGTTTAGGTGTCAGGATCGGCTTTTCAATGCTGGACAATGCGCTGATCTCGCCGAGTTTCGATAACTGCATATTTTTCAAGCGTTGAACGTCTTTACAAAGGCGAACATGGCCCATGCACCGCTCAATTCCGTCGATAAACCATCTTTTACCATAGATAGGGACAATAGGAATATGTTTACCAGCAATAAACCCGTTATCTTCTAAGACTTTACCGCCTGACAATATGTATTTATGCACCTTTCTACGTTTAACAGTTTCATGCCTTGATTCTTTTGAACCAATACTAGCAAGCGTTTCCTCTAAATTTTCATCGTTGGAAAAATCTTGCTCGGTGAATTTTTCCTCTTGCCCGTCGAGATGCCTAAATACACGTATCTTTTCCTTAACAGTCTCAACTTTGTAATACTCAGCGATATAAACCAAGTCTGGCGCATACCAGTCAAATTCAGCAGCACTAATATCTTTAGGCCACGAAGCAGGATCATCATTATACTTTTCCTTGTAAGCCTCGGGAGTCATTGAATCGAGCACAAAGCAATGGGAAGCATCGCTTTTATCCTGCCTTTTTGCGTTTAAGTCAAAAAATACGCAACTATCAGCATCAAAAATAGGCTCAAATTTAATGCGCTGTTTTTCATCATCATCGCCCTCATATTCGTCCTCTAGGCAGGCGCGGAGCCGCCAAGCGCCAAATCCGCCGCCCACGGCCTCTTCAAAGGCGTTGTCGTATGCCTCATTCGCCACGGAATCTTGCTCATCTGACCTATAGAGGCCATCGCAAACATCGGCCAACTCTGAATGATCCGATCCATCTTTTGAGACAAAATCGACAGTTACGCGGTTATTGCGATATTCATTGATGATTCTGATAACTGCTAAATGGATTTTATTAACCTCGAATTTTGGCTTATTCTCGAATTGTTCCCCGAGATTCCCTTCCCACTGCGCCCCGGCGATTGAGTAAAAGCGCCGATCCTCAAGGCATTGCCGCCGTTCTTCTCTCAGGGCGCCCTGGATGCGATCAAATTGAGCGAGAGCCTCGGCGTGTATATCCGTCAATTTTTGAGTATTATTCAGGGTTTTCATGGGCAAACCTCTTTCGGGGATTTTAGCAGGGATCACCATCTGTTAGAGCGCGGCATGACTGCATTATTTCCAGGCTCTAGGGCTGGCATGGCCTGGACGGTTGCGATGGCGTCGAACATGGGATCTAGTTGGTCATCATGTGCCCCGCCAGGGAACGAGGCAACCTCGGCCAAAAAATCAGACAACCAAGGCGCATCGGCGGGGAGCAAAACATTCCCAGACTCGATAAACGGCGCGGCGTCGTAACCGCGTGAAATTTTATCGTTGTTGCGTTGGACAGCCAAAACAGGAATGCCTTCCCTGCGGAGGGTTTGGACTAGGCCCGTGCCAGAGGATTTGTCTTCGACGTACAGGCCCCGGAGCTTTGCGGTTGTTTGCGTTGCCATGTGCTTGCGCCAAAAAGCGCGACAATGAACCAACAATTCAGGAGCCTCCCATTTCCCGCGTATTTGGTCCATCAAAACCGCCTCGCCAGTAGTCGACCGGCCCCAGCACTGGAAAACGCTGTAATCGTTTTCCTGTCCTGTTTTTTGCGCGGTGTCCGCGTGGATTGTCCTAAACTCCAAACCTGGCAGTTTTGACCAGAATTTAAACCAGGCCTCTTTTATGATGCCGCCGCCCCGTGGCGCGGGTCGTTGTTGCAGTTGTCCCGCAGTGCCGTAACTCCCTAGCGTTTTCTCGAGTTCCGAGACCTGGGCCTCGCTGAAACGCTCGGGGAACATTAATTCGCCCTCGGTAGTTCGCGGGTCTGTCCAGCCTATAGATGTCTGGCAGAACCGCCCAGCCTCAAACCTCATCGGAATGACGAGATGGCAGTAATCCAGGCCCATTTCTGCAATAACGCCGCTAACATCCTTTTCATGCAATCTTTGCATAATGACTACAATGGCAGACTTGTCGGAGTTGACACGGGTAGGCAGCGTCTCAGTAAACGCGATTCGAGCCACCTCTAGTTTGGCCTCACTATTTGCGGCATCGGCTGAAATTGGATCGTCAAGGATGACCCTATCACCTCTAACACCAGTAAGTGCTGTAAATGACCTAGCCTGCCTGACTCCTTTGTGTATATTTCCGAATTCTTTTTTCCCGTCGAGATCACGCGACAATTCCAACGGCCAAAGGTTTTGATACCATTCGCTTTTAATAAGATCGCGGCATTTCCGGCTATCACGGATTGCTAATTGTTCTTCATGTGCAGTCCCAACAAATCGCATTTCTGGCCTGTTACGCGGCCCCCATTCCCAGGCAGGCCATAAAACGCCAGTTAATAAAGATTTCATTGAG